TAGCCTCTTTAAGCTTTTCTAGTAGCTCCTCATCCGGCTCAAAGAGTATCTCATCACCAGTTAATTCCTCAATCTCTTCCCTAAGCTCACTTAGCTTACGAATAAGACTACCTTGGAAGGCCATACTTTCGGCTTCAGCATTAATTTTATAGCCAATTCCATTCAGCATATCTAAATAGAATGCCATTTGACCGTCTTCCAAAGAGTCAGACAGACTGTGTTCAAGTTGGATATCCATAACATCAGTATCTTGATCAATCTCTATGGTGATACTCAAAGTATTATTTTTTAAATTTGACATAAGTTACTTTCTTTTCGTTAACTTGAAAAAATGTTCTGCATCTACAACAGCCAAAGGCTTCTGGCGGTCTGCTTTTATGATAGCTACAGGCTCTGCACCCTTGGGGCAGTTCTCTGTGGCCTGATCCATTACCTTGTAGATTGCAAAGCTCTTAAAAGACTTACACTCAACAGAGTATGGAAATAAGCGTCTGGCGGCGGGAGACAACTGAATGTCCTCGCCACCAGCGCCCATAGAGGTACTACGGACATCATCGGGGAGTAATGCTTTAGGAAAGAGAGCTAGAATTTTGTCCCGAACCCATTGCTGATGTCTGCGCCCCTTGGCTTTAGCACTCTGTGCTTTTATAGCCATTTAGGTTTCTCTATGATACTGTAGTCACCCCATCCAGTGTCATAGTTTTCTTGCTTCTCAGCATCAGCAATTATAGCCAAAGTCCTGTGCATTCTCTCAGTCGCACTTGCTAGTAGTTCTTCTGAAACTACGTGAACGTGAGAAACATACGGGGCTGTTTTTTCCACAGTCAGAAACTTAAAAGAATTAACATCCAGTTTAGCAAGATTACAGACGTACAAGTAGAACGCCGCCTGAATATCATAGGCATAGCGAAAACACTCTGAGCTAAACCCCATTGGAGATGCATCCTGAGTAGTCTTTACATCAAAGACAGTCCTCTCAGAGAGTATCATTAAATCCGGTCTGGTTTTGAGCATTAGTCCTGTGTTTTCACACTCTGCAAATATACTTTGCTCATTCACTCTTTCTTTGTGCCGTAAAAACTTCTTACAGTCCGTATTAGCTAGAGTGCTTTTAGCAATCTTCTTGGCAGTGTAATACTCAACCTCAGTTAAAAGAACCTCATCATCTTTAAGCTTCTCTTCCTGTTCTGTAAAAGCCTTTGAGCGCCGTGTTTTTGGCCCCTTGTGTACAAGGTTCTTGTCTTCTTCTAGCAGAAGAGCGTGTACGGCAGTACCCATAGTAAAAGCACTAGTCTGCACACGCTTCTCACCCTTCCAGTGAGCTACAGATTTCTTAGATACCGTTTTAACGGCAGAGGAAGATATACCACTGGTGGAGTGGTATACCTTGTTACTCATGTCATTGACAATTCCCATTAAGAGGCTTCGTCAAAGGACTGTTCGAGTTCCTCTAGAGTATCAGCCAACTCTTCATCTGCCTGATCTTCTACGTACTGGATGTTAGACTTTTTCCAAGCATCCTCAATACGACTGTTTTCGCCATCAATCAATTCTAGCACAGCACTTAGGCTATCGTGAATTTCTTGGGACATGGCAACAGGTGTACTGAATTGCGGATCAAAACGCATAACATAATACGTAGCTCCTTTAGGTGAAGTAACCTTGTCTGCGTTTAGAATGCTTTCAAAGTCCCACACCTTCTTTTCACCCATGCGGTTTAGAACATCATGGTAGAAAGGCCCATAGTTCTTCCTCTTAAGAGACAGGACACAGGGTTGATTTTCTATTGTACGCTCTTCACCAGAAGCAGTCTTACCAGTATACGATACTAGTCCACGCACAACACGATAACGATCAATGCCATTATACTCTTTGCGCTCTTCTTCGGTAAAGTTACGGGACTGTTCATACGTAGGCATATTACAGTTGTAACCACCTAACATATCACGGCCTTCTTCTTTAGCGTAGTCTAATAGAATAGACTTATTAATGAGACCTTCTTCGCCCCAATGTTGGTACTGAATTTTATTACTGAGTGCGTGGAAGCGTACACCTTCCTTCGCATACACCCGATCTTCAATAGGTGTATTTAAGAAAAAGGCTCCTAATGGTATTTGTACTCCATTAGCATCTTCGCCACGGGAGTTTATTTTCAAAGTAGGGATACTTGGCCCCTTACTATTGAGTGATGTTGCCCCAAGTTTAGAGGCTAATTCATCTAGGCTTAGGTTACCTGTTACATTTACTATTTCATTCATAGGTTCATCCTTGTTAAGAGTTATCATTGTACCACTACTAGGTGGCATTCGTCAACACCAAATCCGACTGTTCTAACCAATTATTTCCAGCACTTATTTCGATGTTCAAAGGGACTTCTAGTGCGTAGCCAAAACGCTCTTTGGACTCATCTCCTACTTTTGTCATGGCCTCTGTTAGTATTGCTTTTACTTGCTCTAATTCGGGAGCAAAGCAGTCTACTACAATACTATCATGGACTGTTAATATTAGTTTGGACTGTAGATTTGATGCCTTAAAAAGTCTTAAAGCCCTAATGCAAGCAAGTTGCACTAAGTCTGCACTAAAGCCCTGTACGGGGTAATTTAATATCTGTGTTACGTGAGTGACCCTGCCATTCTTAGTACGGGTAACATTAGGCCAGAAGTACTGCCTACCAGAGGGTGTCTTTACTGTACCATTCTTTAGCGTCCCAGACATGAGAGCCTGATGCCAGCCGTGTATGCCCTCATAAATCTCATAAAACCTACCAAAGTATGCCTTGACATGATCTGGGGAGCCATAACCAGTGCCGCCAAATAGTGGTAGAAACGTATTAGGTTTCCCCTGCAACTGACGTTCTTCTTTAGTAACTTCACTAGCGGGTTTCTGTAGAATGATACCAGCACTCTGGGCATGGATATCTTTGCCTTCAAGTATGTCAGACATACCCTGAGCATCCTTAGATAACTCCACACACGTTCTAAATTCTAGGCCGGAGTAGTCAGCCTCAACGATCAGATGCGAATTTCCAAACCTAGATACAATAGCTTTTCGTACAGGGAAGCCTCTCTTCGGCTGGTTCTGTAAGTTGGGATCACTACTACTTAATCTACCAGTAGCAGTCACACACTGGTTGAAGTTAGCATGGAGTAGTCCGTTAGGGCGTGTGCCTCTCTGTATACCAGCTACAAAGCTATCTAAGTAGGTAGATACAGCATTAAGTCTACTCATCTTGGTAAGGAACTCTACGGCAATGTCATAGCCCTTTCCTTGGGCCTGTTGTATCAGTACCTTGATAGTTTCCTTATCAGTTTTAAAGCCATTAATCGAAGCGTAGTTAGGATTTTTAGGCGTCATTTTTAGTCCAGCGGTCTCACCTGTTGGATTATATACTGCGCCTAAACCCTTACAGGTCTTACATTTAGTCCTGTTCTTATATGGCTCACCCTGTACCCTGAACTTCTTCTTGTTCTTGGTACGTGTAATCATCTTGTACTGTTGGATGCTCCCTATGCCATTACAGTCCACACACCTACTTGCCATCGTCTTCTGGACAACCTTAGTAGTGGAACGAACAGCATCAGAAAACTCTTTAGGGGTCATTCTAGGGGGTCTTAGTGCTTTTCCGGCTGAGTTAGTGCCTATATTGAAGGTCTGTTGATGAGCTTCACGGCTAGTTACCTCACGGGAGTACACCACCTTGGTCATATCAGCACCACTATTCAAATTAATAGGGCTATCTCCCATTACTATCTCAACTATCTGTTTAAGCCTTTCGGTTAACTCACTCTTCTCTAACTCAAATTCTCTCTCAACATCCTCTAGAGTGTCCAGCGATATAGCAGTACCATTACGCTCTATCTCAACAAGAAACATGAGCATATCATTCATTAGGTCTACTACAGGACTAAGGGATGCATTCTCTTCCTTCAGGAAGTCTTGCTGTTGAGACAAGTACAGTTCACCTGTAGTCAGTACGTCTGCCTCTGCATACTCTAGCATCGTATCTATAGGCATCTCAGAAAAGTCAGTACCCTCGCGGAACAGTTGATCTACTAGGTCACCCTTCTTTTGATTGACCAGCCTTCTACGTAAGGCACTTTCCTTTAGAGATAGTGGCTGGCGTTGGCCTTTGCAGAGTACGTATTCCCCTATCAGTGTGCAGTACACATTGTCTGGAAGCTCAAAGCCCATCTCTAAAAGCCACATAATATCAAACTTAGCATTGTGGCACACAAGTAGGTCAGCCTCTTTGAGACTTTGCTTTAGCTTTGTATGGTCTGCCACGGCATAGTCCGACTGTTCGAGTAGGGTATGAAAGAAGATATCATTGGTGACTACAGGTAGATTTAACAAGAAGTCTTCTTTTAGAAAGCAGTAGTGGGCAGACACACACTTATTGAAAGGGTTGAAAGGACTGTTATCAATTCGTCCTTCCACTCGCTTAACAGTAGTCTCAAGGTCTAGTACTAATATATTATACGACATAGCGGCTTATCTCCGGCTCTATGTTGCACATTATAGTTCCATGAAAGCCTGACAGCTTATTCTTCATCACTGTAAGGAAGCGGCTATTGTCTGGGCCATCCTCTTCACCGCTGTTTAATTTACCAATACCTATTATCAGGTCGGCCTCAGCCGCTTTCCCTACACGACTACCTTCCATCATAGTCATGGAGAGCCTTGTACGGTTCTCTGCTTCGGCAGATGCTTGAGATACACCGATTACAGCACAGTCATACTTCTTGGCTGTTTCACGTAGCCTACGGTACAATTCTCTCAGGCGTTCATGTCCGGCATTAAACTGACCAGCTACAGCTAACTTATCGGCTTGGTCAATTATTACCAAGTCCGGCTTCATCTTGTTTATGTAGCCTTCCATCTTCTGAACATCCCACTCTTGTATGTCCTTCATTATTAGTTTGTCTTTAATACCAGAGTATCGGGACAGTGCGGCTACAGGATCAAACTCTATGTCCTCACGACTGAGACCAGTGTAGGACTGAATAGCACGTAGCTTAGTACGCTTGGTACTTTCCTCATTACCTAAGTATAGTACCTTAGCTCCCTGTTCACAGAAGCCAGCCGGAGCGCAACATAGAGATACAATAAAGGCACTCTTACCTGTCTCAGGACAAGCAAAGACTACGGCAAACTCTCCGCCGCCTACGCCATAAACATTACGACTAAGGGTCTCTATGTTAAACTTCCAGCGGTTCTCATTAGATGTAACAGCAAGTAACTCATATATATCGTCAGTAGTAGGCTCACCAAAATCATCCGGTAAGTATCCTTCTGCTACACGATCCAGTAATCTATTAAGATCATCCATTGCCGCCGTTTCACCCTCAGACATTTTAATCCCAAGGTTAGCAACATCTAGGCCAACGTTTTGTTGCCATAGCTTTTCAATGACTTCTTTAGCAATGGTGGGGTCTATATCCTCAGCACTGCTAGTAGATTTTATAGTGTCCTCTACATCATTAGCCCATGACTGAGTAGAGGTAGGGTTGTTAGACTTCCAGTATGCAAATAGCTCTAGTGGAGTTATGTCTTGGGCAAACTTCTCATGCGAACTAATAATAGTCTCATAGACTTCTTTAAGAGAGTCCTCAAAGAGCGAGGCTCTTAGCTTAGTCTTATTCTCTTCGTAGAAGTCATAGTTTAAACAGTTTTTTAGTAGTGATTTGTCCATAAGGTATCCTGACAGTTGGCACTTTGTATAGGGTTATTAATCACACTATAACACATCAGAAAATAAAAAAAAGCCCCTCTGGTGTAGAAGGGCTATTTTTTTTCTTAAAAGTCTTGTTGTGGTAGATTGACTAGTTTTGTCTAAACTTCATCTTTGAAATATCTGGGGCTGTATGGGAACCATCTTTGTTGCCTCTACGCTCTCTCATCTCTACTTGGTAATGAACTACGTTCTTATTACCTTTGCATAAATTAGCGATGGCTTGCTCCAGTTTGGTTTCTTCCTCAGCGGCACTCTTAAATCCGCCTTCGATATCAAAATCAATTAAACAAATTGCTCTAGCTTTCATAGTAGTATTCCTTGTTGGTATTAAATTTACTCTCTTTCTAGACAGTACCTATAGTCTCTGCCATTCTACATAAAACTGATGAGTCACCAAACTTGGAGTATACCAAGTCTGGAACACCAGTTACGATTATAAGGTGGAGCCGTACTGTTATTACACCAGTTTGTAACTTTTTTACCAAAAAATCCAAAGTGCCAAGACATAATCTAATTACTCTCTGCACTTATTAACTGTTGTATTTCGCCTATAGTCATGGCCTTTAAATCCACGTTGGTTAATCGTATTTTGAGACTTCTATCTATGTGTCTCATTTGTGCAATAGACTTGAGAGATGCATCTTTGTCAAGAACTAAATACTTAGTAGTGTATTTATTAAGTGTTTGTCGAATGCCGCGAGTGACGGTAGTTCCTAAGAGAGCTACTCCCACGTAACCCGACAGTCTACTAACGGAACAAGCAGATGGAGTATCTTCCACCATAATAGCTATGTCTCCAGTTCCTACAGTAATACCATGAGGCAGTTCTCCATAAGATAACCACTTGGGGCCAAACTTTCTAAGAGAACGTCCTACTGCGCCTTCTTCTCCGTAGAACAGCACTCTGTCCTCTGCTGGGGCATAGCGTACCTTAATAAGATTATCTTGGTAGGCATCCCAACTATTCACAGACTTTAGGTAGTCTATGGCTGGGGCGTGATTGTCTATGGAAGTAGTTATGCTTGGTACAGGCTTTTTAGCCTTAGCCTTATTTAAGTCTACATTGTTTAAGTAGTCCTTAACAGCTTGCTGGTTGCGTTTGCCAGAGTATACACCCTTGGCTTCACAAGAAGCTCTATAACAGTACCAGAGTAGTTTGCCGCCTGACTTGGAAAGAGCCATCTTCTTTGGCCCATGACAGAAGGGACAAGTTACTACTAGGGTCTCGCCTTCCTGTACTGGTATAGTCTGTACTATTTTTAATTGCTGGTGATAGGTCATTGGTTTCCTAGTTGTTGGCTGTATCTGCCCCGTAGGGTCAGCGTTAGCATACAGGCATTATTTATTCTGTCAACACCTAGTGTAGTGTTAGTTATAAAGTATTTACTAATTGTTAGTATTACCACTTAGTGTTAACAGGCGTTTAAAACAAAGCCCTGTAAGTCATTGAAAACAAACGATAACTGTTAATCAATTGGTCGTTGGTTCGATCCCAACCGCCGGAGCCAAGTTATTGTTTTTATTACGTTTTGTTAAAAATACTGCCAAAAATCGCACCGCACATTGGATTGTCGCACAGTGCGATTTCTGCAATTAATTTACTATAGGGAAGTCACTAAGGCCGTTTGATTCCTCTCGCTCTGTGGCTCTAGTGCGTTCATCACGACTCATGGGCCTTATAAAGGGGTACTGTTTGCCCATTAGTGCCGCCCAAGATGTAGGGTATAATTCTTCCATCTCTTTGCTTATCAGATTGGCTATTACACGGGTCTCGTACTGAGTGTCCGGCTTACAGCGAAGCTTGCACATCTTAGCTACTGCCTTGATAGTACCACTCCATATCCAACTACTCATCATCGACTGTGGGAGTACCATTCTAGCCTGTTCAGGACAGACATCATTTTCAATCATGCGCTGGTAGAGTTCAGCCACTTCACCGTAAATAAAATCAGTATATTCTGTGATACTCTCATCCCAAAATTCCCACATAGGATGTTCGTCTGTATGCAACTCAGTATCTATTTCAGTCCACTGCAAACTTTTTACAGTTTTATCAGATGATCCCTGTTTCTTATCCTCATTACGTTCACGCCAATCATCTGGCCTATAAAACTCAGGCTCACTATTGATATATCTACGGGATATTTCATTCCAAGGCATATACTCATGTTTCTTTAGCTGACCCATAACAAATAGGGGTGCGCTACACCTGAAGGTAACAAATGCATGATTAAACGGGCTGTAGTGTTCATGGTCAGCCAAATACTTAATTAGCTTCTTATCCACATCGTGAATAACGGGGGTCATAGGTTTCCCTTCAACCCCCACATATCCAAGAGCTTCAGAACGTTTATCAAAAGACACACGGGCGGCGTTGACTACTGACAAATCACTGCCAGAATGATCAACATACTCGACCTTTAGCTGTTCCGTACCCATATCTATATTACCCTTTCATAAGTCATTTTAGTTCTGGCTGAAGTCCACGTAGCCCCTAGCATCATAGTATTTAGTCTAGGGTAAGGAAGGTTATTGCCCATATCAGCAATACGCTCAATCTGCACATTATCTTCATCAAATACTAAGAACACCTTGTACTTATTGATATGCCCCTCATGGGTATAGATATCTTTAAAACAATCCATTAGAGTAGTCCTCTTTTAACATTTGCATTGGTACTTTCGATCTCACCCTCTAGGGCGTACACTACTAGCATTTGTGGGTTACGGTGGCCTGTAAGAGCCATTAGCTCTCTATCAGTACACCCTGCCTGTGAGGCATGAGTAGCTCCAGTTCTGCGAAGATCAGCCATCCATATGTTTGAATACTTCTGGCTCCCATCTTTATTAAATTCATTAAGAAGAGGGACTTCTGGCATACCATAGGCCTTGGCAAGTTTACGAAATACTTTATTACACCTATCAGCAGTAAATGGCCTATTTGCGTAACTTGTTGCAAATATGTAATCATCAGTATTACGCCTAGAGTGAAGCTTAAGACGTTCTTGGACAGCATTGGTGACTTTAATATTCATTTGCTTACCAGTTTTTTGCTGAATGAAATTACTAACACCAGTTTTGCCATCAATGTTTGACCACTTCATCTTACGTACATCAACAGGACGCTGACAGAACTCATAGCACATAGTAAGCATTGTACCCATAGAAGGGTGACCATTATCATCACAGAACTTAATCATGCCTGTTAGTTGATCCATATCCCACATAACTTTGCGGTCAGGTAGCTTTGGTACTTTTATTAGAGTGAAAGGGTTAGCCTTAACCTTACTTCCACGCAGACCTTCGTTCCAAACTAGCTTCAGCACCTTGAAAGTATGGTTAGCTTTGTGTGTTGATACCAAATCCTGTATGTGTAGCCACATAGATTGTGCATATTCATAGTCAACGTCTGACACATTCATTTTCATAAACTGTGTGTCGGTTATGCAGAGTGGAAGCACATGGCGCAGATGCTCAGAGTATGAGCGCCTAGTAGCATCAGTCTTTATCTGAGTGTACGACATAGATTTCTTGTAGTACTGCACCAAGGCCTCTACTGAACGCTCATCTACATACATGGCATCATAGTTTCCGGCCTTCCAAGCCTCAAAGTTACGCTTCAACTCATATCCACGGGCATTAGCATCTGTCTTTGAGGTATAGGTCTCAGGGAACTTGATGTTGGGGAACGCCTGAGAGAGTGCAGTGGTTGATCTAATATCATAAACCATAGTGTTGCCCCGCATTCGGGGTCTTACATAGGGGGCTTTACTCATCAGAACCCTCTTTGTCTTGGATGGCTTTCTTCTCCATCTGTGCATTTATATGTTCTTGCCACGGTAGAATGTAGTCAATGCTATGATACTGGCAGTAACCTATTGCGGCGTACATGACCTTTGGATTTGTGCTATCAGATATTTCTGCATAGATACCATCATCACGCATTTCTAGCGAGAACCAGTAGTTCTCATTATCATGCCAGTGTAGTTTGGTTGATTCATTAGTAGTACTAGTGTGCATTTGACCAATTACCTCAGTCAAACCTCCAATAGCCCACACGAAATTGCTGAATATTTGTTCTTTCATGCCACTTCTCCTTGCAGAACATCTACTTGAATGTAGTAATTGCACAGCATCAAAACACCATCAGTATAGTTCTTAATGGATGCACCAGTGTGGTGACTAAGAGTGACAGTATCACCAGCCTTAGCTTTTTTAGCTAGATTTTTGATAGACAAGAGCTTGTCACCTCTTGGACGGCGATACAGACGTAATTCCGTATCTTCACCATCAGAGTAGAACATCGTGTGAGTGGTCTTAGTGCCGTTTTCAATGGCATCATAGTCCACAGGTAGGTAGCTCTTAATAAATGATACCACAGACTTGTTAGCGTCAATGATAGACTTGTTCAGCATACGCTGAGTTACTTTAATAGTTGCATTATGTTTCATAGTTGTATCCTTGTTGGTTAACAAGGACACTATGAACAACACTTAGTGGGGTGTCAA